GCGGCATTACCAAGTGATGATGCTGTGTTTGATAACTCAACATAACCATATCTTGTTAAGAAGCTAACAACCGGCTCGAATGTAGACGGATCAAGCACAACGCCTGATGACATTAACGGAATGTATGGGCAGTAGAATGCTGGTGCATCTGCTTCTGATGAACCTTTGTAACCTACTAATACATCTGTTCCTGTTCCTGCGTAACCATCAACGTATACTCTCATTGAGTTGTTTAAAGTACCTACAAACTTTGTGTTTGTTGGTGCTTCAAATACACCTTCAGTTGATCTTGCGAACGCTGAAGTTGTTGCTGATTGTAGGATTGTTAATGCTTCAGATGAAACAACTGCGTAGTTACCTGCGCCACGTCTTGTTCGCTGTGCGATCAAGTTTGCTTGCTGGTTGATAAGCACTGCTAATGCGGCGTGCTCGTCACCTACGAATGTTGCTGTACCTGATACAGCAGACTGATCAAATGCAGCTGCAGCTGAACCAGCTAGTGCTCTTAGAGATGTTAAGATCTCTTGATCGATCTCAGCAGTAATCTCTTGTGCTAATGCAGCCATGATTTCTGCTTCTACGTCGATGCCGTGCTGTGACTGAGCGTCTTGTGCTGACTCAAATGTCCAACGTGCGCTTAGTTTACGTGACTTTGCTTCGACTGTTTGCTTTAAGATCTGAATGCTTAGTCTGTTACCAGCAGTACCTTCTAAAGCGCCTGTTGCAGCCGCTGTATCTGAAGATGCTGTGTTACCTGAATAACCTTCTGCAATCTTAAATGGTGATAGTGCTTCTTCACCTGCCACAGTGTTTCCACCTGCGGAACCTGTGAATGCGTCACTATAACGTACACGTAATGTGTGAATTTGACCGACTGGACCGGTCATTGGCTGAACGCCTACCAATTCGTTAGCAATAACGGTTGGCATAACACGTCTGATCACAGGAAGGATCACACGGTTTAGTGTTGCGATGTTACCAGCAGCAGTTGCGCCTGAAGTTGCACTCTCTGACAAATACTTGCGTGTATTTTCAAGTGTTGCCGCCATTACGGCTTTCTTGTTACCATTTAGGCCTTCAAGTAGTGCACCTTTTGTCTCCTGCCAGCGACTTTCTAGTAGTTCTGACATTGTCTTCTCCTTAATTTAAACCAGCAAGTCTTTTCATGTCCACAACGTTTGTGTCAATCTGCTTGCTGTCTGAACTAATTTCTCTATTGCCTGTTACTTCTGTTGCCTCTGTAAGTGGTGCCTTCTGCTTTGCTGGACTTTTACCGTCAATAACTGATGGTAGGTACTTGTCAAACGACTCACGTAGTTTTGTAGTCTGAACTGTTTCCAGTAAATCCGTCATAATGTCTTTTTGGTCTTTGCTCAATGGTGAAACAAGTTCACTCATGATTTTAGCACGTTCTTGTGCTTCAACAAGACGCTTAACTTCTGCATCTTTGCTTTCTGCAATTTCCTTTGCTTTCGTTACGAAAGTTTTTGCTTCTGCAATTTGTTTATTTTTTGCGTCAACAATTTTTAAGAGTTTTGCAGTTTCTGATTTTTCATTTAGATGTGAGTTCATGTACTCAGATGTAAATGCTTCAAAAATCTTACGTCCAAAATCATTTTTGCGAGCCGCTTCAATATCTTCTTTTAATTGAGATATTTCTGCTTTAAGACCGGTAGATACAACATTTTCAATTGCTGTTGCACTTCTTTCGATAAAGTTCTTACGTACTTTTTCGAAGTGAGCCTTAGCTTCACGTACTAAACGTACTTTTGTTTCAGCCAGGTCCTTTTTATCTTCTTGGAACTCTGCAATTTCTGATGCAAGTTGCTCTACTACGAAATCTTCTAACACTGAAAACTTAGTTGCCATTGTTTTTTGATCTTCGTGTAGTTCTGAAATTTCATTTGCTAGTGTCTTAGTTACAAACTGAGACATTAGATCCGCATTTTCCTTCATTGCTACAGCATACTTTGCTTTTTGTTCTGCAAGTTGCTTACGATCTTCGTGGAATTCTGCCATTTCTTCTGAAAGTTTTTCAGATACCATAGCGTCAATTGCTTCGATCATAACACCTTTATCGTGCTCATATTTCTTAGCAAACTCCTCACGTAGTTCTGCTGTAACAGCAAGTTTATTTTCTTGAACTTTTGCGTCAAATGCTTCTTGAATTTCAGATGCCATTTGCTCTGTAATTGCATCGCTCTCTAAAAGGTCTTTGATAGCTTCCATGATTTTCTCCTTTTATTGGAGCCTGTCTATTATTTTAAATAGACTCTCTGCAATATATTTTTGTGCCTTTTTATCGCCTTGAACTTCCTTAGAAGTTAGTATTGCCTTGTATCCACCATTCATATTCATTAGGTGTTCATAAATTGGTGTAGGATAAGCACCTGGTGCGCTCGGTTGAGCAACAACATCTACAGTGATTATCTCAAATTCTGATACTTCGCCGGATCCATCTTCTTTTACGTTTCCAGATCCACGTGACGAAACCCCAAGTTTAACGCCGCTTTCTAGCATTGTTTTAACAAGGGATCCCATCGGTGTTGGTAAAATTTTTAACTTGCCGTAACCGTTTGGGCCATCCATCCACATATCTGTGATCATATGACTTACACGATCTAAGTTAATGTTTAGTCCTTCAGGATGATCAACTTCGCCACACACTGAGTATCCGCCGGCTATCTGATCATTAAGAGTTTGGACAGCCCTGCTAATCTCTTGTACAGGATAGACACGCTGATTGGCGTTTCTAACACCGCCTTGTATGCAAATACCTTTCATGTAAAGGTCTTTGCCTTCGTTAGCAGACTCAACGACCATTCTGGCCTGGTCAAAACTCATATGTTCACGTAGTAAATTCATCCGTTCGTCCTATTATACTGCTGCTTAAGAGCCCATCATCGACTTTTTATTGTCAGCAGTCTCTGGCTTGCCCTTTTTCTCAGCGCCATGGCCAGGTTGTGTGCTGCCTGCTTTAGCAGCTTTACCGCCTGGAACATTTATGTTACCAGCCGAATCTTCTTTAGCACTTGTATCACTTAGTGCTGAGCCTTGTACAGTAGAACCTGCACCTGCTTCTGGATGTCCGCCATCTTTAGCTTGTGCAATATTGCTTGCTG